CTAGAACAATAGGCACTGCAAACGACACTGTAGATAGAACAGTTCCATCTCAAGGTGTTTTGTTTGATAGTGGAGCTACTATTAAGTACACAGTGGATGTCGCAGATAACATCACGGTGTTTTACGCATAGAGAGTTGAATGGCTAGAAAACCAGACAAACAACCACCTAAAACTAAAAAGTATTTCCGCTCCACTAAGTCTGGAGCGGGAATGACTAAAGCAGGTGTTGCTCGTTATCGAAGAGATAACCCTGGGAGTAAGTTAAAAACAGCCGTTACTGGTAAAGTTAAAAAAGGTAGCAAGGCTGCAAACAGACGTAAATCATTTTGTGCACGATCAGCAGGCCAAATGAAAAAATTTCCAAAAGCTGCAAAAAACCCTAATAGCCGTTTGAGACAAGCAAGGAGAAGATGGAAGTGTTAAAGATCAGAGACATTGTAACTGGGGTTACTATTGTTCTTACAGCAGGATCTATAGGGTGGATTGTCACAACTCTTATAGAAGTGGATAAGAGAACAGCTATTACAGAATTAAAAGTTTCAGAAAACCACAAGATGTTAAAACCTTTGTGGGAAGATTTTATTGGGAGAAAAAAGTATGGGCATGTCGAGAGGCTCGATGAGTCAACAGATTACAAAGTCCGTTTCATCTGGAACTAAGAGGAAATGGAGTGCCAAAAGAAAAAGAAAGATCGACTGTAAAAGACCAAGAGGTTTTTCTGAGAGAGCACATTGTGCCTCTAAAAAAAGGAGAAGTAATAAAAGGAAGTCCAGTTAAATATTGTATAGACTGTGGACATAAAAAATGGTCATGTAGATGTTATAGAGTGTCAGGACTAGAGGAGTTAAAAAATGCCAAAAGACGCATGTTATCACAAAGTAAAAGCTAGATATAAAGTTTTTCCATCAGCATATGCATCAGGTGCCATCGCAAAATGTAGAAAAGTTGGTGCTGCTAACTATGGTAAAAGCAAGAAGAAAAAAGACGGTGGTCTCATGGAAGCCATTAAGAATGTTAGAGATAAACAAGCAGTTATTAAGGCATCTAACGGTAAAGCTTATAGGAAAAGAAAAACAAATAATCCTAAAATTGCTAGAGGATGTGGTGTCATAATGGAAAAAAGAAGAAAAGAAACAAAGCGTACATAATGGCAGTAAGAAAAACAAAAAAAGGATTAGCCTTAAAAAGATGGTTTAAGGAGGGCTGGAAAGATGTTAAAACAGGCAAGCCTTGTGGTCGTCAAAAAGGTGAGAAGAGGGGTACACCTTATTGTCGTCCTACTAAGAGGATATCGAAGAAAACTCCGAAAACTGCTTCGGAGATGACTTCTGCTGAAAAACGTAGTAGAATAAGTCAAAAGAATCGGTTGGGACAACCAGCTGGTAAACCAAGAAGAGTAGCGTCACTAAAAAGGAAAAGGAAAAAATAATGGAAAGAATGGAAAAAAAAGGCAAAAAGAAAGATGTTTCTGATTTTGCCGCAACTAAAAAGAAAATAGGTCCTAGAGATAAATCTGATTTTGCTAGAGGATTTGTTCCTAAGAAAAAAGATGTATCTGATTTCGCAGTAAATACTAAAACAAAAAAAGTTAAAAAAGTATCTGCAAATGGTAATAAAACTAAAACAACTAAAACATCAAAACCTAAAGTCGTTACACCTAAAATGATTAAGGATGCAGGTTTTACTACACTAAGAGACTATTTAAATTTTAAACAAGGTAAAACTCGTAGAGATGGTAAAAAACCTGTTAGAGTTGGTGACAAAAAAACAGTTACTAATGTTGTAAAGCCAATACTTAAAAAAAATATTGTAAAGAAAAAAACTAATGGTACCAAAGCATCAAAAATGGGTATCAATGGTGCAGCTACCACTGTAAAAAAGAAGACTAATGGTAAAACAGGTTTAGGGTCTAAGGTCATGGCTACGAAGACAAAGAAGACATTTAAAGGCACAAACATAACTCCTACAAAGTCTCAAAGACAACAAATGCGTAAGAGAATGATGGGGTCTACATAATAAATGGCAACTTCAAACTCAAGAGATTTTGACTTAGATGTCGGTGAAATTATAGAAGAAGCTTATGAGCGTTGTGGTCTAGAATTAAGAACTGGATACGATGCTAAAACAGCCAGACGTTCTATGAACCTTATGTTTGCTGATTGGGCAAATCGTGGTTTAAACTTATGGACTGTTACACAAGATACTAAAGCTATAAGCTCTGGCACAGCAACTTATTCCTTTGATGCTACTCATGTCGATCTCTTGGAAGTTGTTTTAAGAAATAGTAATAATACAGATTTTACTCTTACTCAAATGAGTAGAAATGAATACTTAACTATTCCAAACAAAGGAGCTACGGGTCAACCAAGTCAATATTTTTTTGATAGACAAGTAACTCCCACTATAACTTTATGGTCTACACCAGATGATTCTTATACTCTTGTTTATTATTATGTAAGACGTATTCAAGATGCAGATGCTTTAGTTAATACGACTGATGCACCTTTTAGATTTTTGCCGTGTGCAGTCGCTGGTTTAGCTTACTATCTAGCAATGAAAAGAGCACCAGACAGAGTGCAATTATTAAAAGCAGTTTATGAAGAAGAGTTTCAACGAGCAGCCGCTGAAGATGCTAACAGTACACCATTAAAATTGACACCTAATATTTCATACTTGAGGTATTAAAATGGCTAGATATGCAAGTGGTAAAAAATCATGGGGCTACTCAGATAGATCTGGTTTTCGTTATCGTTTGCGAGACATGATAAAAGAATGGAACGGTCTTAAAGTTGGTAGAGATGAATATGAAGAAAAACATCCACAACTAGAACCTAACTATCCTGGTCCAGATCCCACAGCTTTGTTTGAACCAAGACCAGATGCAAGAACAGAAGTATCTGTAGAAAATCTATTAGGATTAAATCCATTTTTATCGACAGCTAGTAGTGCATCTATCACAGTTATAGAGCCATCACATGGCAGATCAACAAGTGATACTGTTCGATTTAGAGATGCGACTGGTTTTGATGGTTTTACAGCAACGGTTTTGAATAATTCTTCTGGATATGTTATAACAAAAGTAGATGATAACACCTATACGTTTACTGCAAGTAGCGGTACTGCAACCACTGGATCAATAAGAGGTGGTGGTGGATCGGTTACTGCGGGACCTGTAACATTGGGGACATAAATGAGTTTTACATTTGCAACATTAAAAACGGCTATACAAGATTATACAGACAATAGTGAAACTGTTTTTGTAAATAATATAAATAATTTTATTAAAGCATCAGAAGAAAAAATACTAAAAAGTGTAGATCTAGATTATTTTAGAAAAAATGTAACAAGTGCGTTAACATCTTCAGATGAGTTTCTTACAGTTCCAACTGATTATCTAGCATCATTTTCTTTACAGATAACTACTTCTGGGTCTGAAAGTTTTTTACTACAGAAAGACGTAAATTTTTTAAGAGAATATACACCAGCTTCATCAACAACTGGACTTCCTAAGTATTATGCTAGATTTGATGAAGATAACTTTATACTAGCACCTACACCCGATAGTAATTATACAATACAATTAAACTATTTTTATAGACCAGCTAGTTTAACTGCTGGTGCAGATAGTGGAACAACATGGATTAGTACAAACGCACCTTTTGCTTTACTTTACGGATCTCTTGTAGAGGCTTATACTTTTATGAAAGGTGAGCCAGATGTGATACAAAACTATAATGGATTGTTTACACAATACTTAGAAAGAGTAAAAGATCTTGGAGAAGCAAGAGAAAACACAGATGGTTATAGAGTTGGTCTGCCATCGAGACCAAGAACATAGGAGTAGAAAATGGCAACAGCAAATGCAGCAACCAATTATCTAGAAAGAAGATTGTTACATTATATATTTAAGAACAATTCTCTTAGCTTTTCGTCCCCTGGTGATAGTATTTATGTAGGACTTGCAACGGCAGTAAGTGCAGCAGAAACTGGATCTGTAACAGAAGCAACCTTTACAAACTACGCAAGACAACAAGTAGCCGCTTCTGGTTGGACAACTATAGGTGCAGATTCAACAGACACACAGACAGCAATAAACGCATCTAATATCGAGTTTCCAGCTTCTGGTGGAACTAATAATACAATCACACATGTATTTATTGCAGACGCATCTAGTGGTGGTAATATATTATTTGTAGGTGCATTAGATGCAAGTAAAGCAATAGCAAGTGGTGATATATTTAGAATTAATGCAGGTAACTTAACAATAGAGCTTAAATAATGGCATTAGTATTAAACGACAGAGTAAAAGAAACTACAACCACAACTGGTACTGGCACACTTACATTAGCTGGTGCGGTAACAGGTTTTGAGACTTTTGCTGCTGGTGTTGGAAACAGTAATACTACATACTATGCAGTTACACTACCAGGCACAACAGAGTTTGAGGTTGGTCTAGGCACATTAAGTAGTGACTCTAGCACTATAGCTAGAACTACAATTATCAGTAGTTCA